GAGTGCTTTAAGATCTTGTCGATATTTACGTAATTTATTTCCGCCAACGCCTAATGATTTAGACATATTGTCTAATTCTGCACCTAGAACTGTTGCATTTTCTATATTTAAACCAAATGACTGTTGAAGACCTTTATTTGCTTCTTCTAAAAAATTAGTTTTACTAACGGCAGCGCTGTAATTATCTGCTAAATTTCTAATTTCAGCATTAACTTTACCTAATCCACCTATTAATATATTGTTGCTATTTGTTAATCCAGTTGTAGCAACATCCATGTTACCATATGCATTTGCTAGATCATCCCAAATACCACCTTGTTTCGGTTGTTGTTTTAAACGCTGTATGATATGTAGATTGTTATTGCTCATTTACAATAAATATTTATCTACGAGGATTTTGGGGTGTGTTTTTGTTTGTAGATTTAGTTCGTTTTGAATTTTCAGCGGCTTTTTGTGTTCGTTCATTTTCTTCTTCAATCAATTTATTTATTTTCTTGATGTAAAAACGACGCAAAAATAATGGCATATGATAAATATCATCCCAGCTTAGTCGTCCGGCACAGTACCACAATATTTCAAAAATACTTTCGTGAAATTTTACACGGTCAGCTGGTTTAAAACCAAAGAAGGTCTGCTCCAATTTGAAATGGGGCGATGAAGGTGCTCCCATCTTCACCTTCAAATTCATACTGATAATTTAACCCCGGAGCTTTTAATGTTACGTATTTTCTAAATTCTTTAGCATCGCCGGCTAAAAATGAATAACGTATAAAATCTTTGATTTCTTCGTGATTTCTATTGCCATTTACTTCTTTAATGTAATTTAATAAAAAATCACTAACAGTATTAAAATCGTTAGTTGTTAAATTATATGAAAATTTTATGATATCACCGGCATTCGTTTTGTATTCAAATTCTCCATTATCATCTGAAACTAAATCGAAAGATTTTGGTTGAATTTTCTTTAAATCAACTTTTCGTTCATATTGTTTGCCGTTTTTATTGTCTGTTACTACTACTGGATAATCAGATCCGTATGAAACAATTCGAGCATTAATAATTAAACCATCGCGGTCCAATTCAGCAATATCTGATATAACAACGTCTGTTAATACTAATGATTCTAGTAATTTTTCAAACACAACTCCTTCGCGAATATAACTTATATTAGTTAAAATATCTTCATCATATGCAGTCATATACCGCATTTCTACTTGACCAGAAGCTAATGGATGCGATTTTGGATAAATTACTCCGCCGCTTGGTAAATTTACAATGATACTTGGTAACTTGCTTTGTTGACGTTTTTCGAAACGTTGTTTTGCAATATTAATTATATCCGGATTGCCTAATCTTGTTGTATTTGTATTACTCATATATAACCTTTATTATAAATATGTAAGAACATAAAAAATGGGGGCAAAAGCCCCCATAATAATATAAATTAGAAATTTAAGAATGCCCAATCATATCGAAGTGTCATTGAAATTTCTTGAACTGCATCACTTGACCAATCATATGTGCCAAAATTAGAGTCAACTATAAATGCACCTTTTAAGATCCATTCTTCAATTACTTCTCCTAATGGAGACAGTTGATGTAAACGTATTTCTTTTTTATAGAATGATGAATAGCCATCTCTACCTGTTGCAGATTCATGATGTAAACGTACCCATTCCATTACTGCTTGTGCGCCAGATGGAACAATTGCATCATAAAGTGTTACTTCAATCGAGTTCCATTCAGATTTGCCTTTAACATAACGTTTAACATTGATCATGTCTAAAGCAACTTCGCCGTTTGTCATTGACGGTTTAGCAGAAGTTTTAATAAGATATGACGGAATGCCTTGTACTTCCATGATAAACTGATGTTGACGTTTCGGTTCCCATGAAAATGCAGTATCAAACATTTCATTTTCAGAAGCATAAGCCAAATTTTGATTTATTTGTTGTTCTAATGCCATTTTATATGTCCTTATTTTTAATATAAATATCAACGTAAATAAAAAAAGGTAGAACCGAAATTCTACCTTTTAAACTTTTTATTTTAAAAATACTATTCAGGGAAACTTGCTCCGGTTGGTTGAATATTGAAATCTAAAATAATGAATTCAGCCGTACGAGTCGGTTGAAGGAATATTTGTCCGTATAAAATATTTTGGTCAATTAAATCTGGTGTATTATTTGATTGATCCATTACTACTCGGAATGCATATAATCCTTGCTGAGCTCTTACTTGTTCCATGTATGGATTAACGATGCTTAAGAATCTGTTTCTCGTCGCTGATGTATTTTGTTCAAATACTAAATAACGAGTTGAAGATGCAATAAATTTCTTAACTGTAATTAATAAACGGCGGACATTTACGCGGTCTAATGCGCTCGGGCGAGCCTGTAATGTCTTTTGCCCCCAAACACATACTCCATCATTTAAGAAGTTCGCAATAGGGTTAATACGAGCTTGATACAATGAATCTCGATCTGATTGACTCAATCTCTTATATGTATCAGTTACTTGTGTTAATCCTCCACGATTTAAACCAGCTGGCGCATACCATGGTGCTGATACTGCATCGTTAAATGCTAATACTCCAGGAACCATTACTGATGCTGGTACCCATAATGGAACATTTTTACTTGGATTGATAATTCTCAACCATGGCCAATAAGTTGCTGCATAGCTACTATCAACTGTTGTTACTTGATTAATTACGGTATCAGTACTGTCTGTTAATGCATTTGAATCCATTACATAAAATGTATCTTGACGAGTTTCAGCCATGTTTCTAGCAATCTGCGTAATATATGGATGTAAACTATGAATGATACCTGGCGTTAACAACATGTTCATATCATAATAGTCGGTATTTGATAACAATGTAAATGCTTTGTTATATGATACAGCACCAGTTGCAGTTGATGTTGAACAATCAAATCCAAATGTATTCGTTGCAGTAATATACTGTCCTGCATATTTTTTTAGATTTGGTTTAGCTCCATCAAAACCTCCTTGAAAACCTACAATAAATTTACGAGTGTCAAGTGATACATTAGTTGATAACGTTCCCGTTGTTAATGCTTCTTCCAATGAACCTGAATATGCAGATGTTAATGACGGGAAAGCTGCTTGTAAAGATTGACTAACATTTCCTAAATAAAAATCTGCGTTGCTTCCAGTTGAGGCATTTGCTACAACGATTGGAGCTAAATAATTCAAATTGTTTTGTTTAGTAAAATCAAATCCATGATAATTATTTGAACTATATGCATTATTTAATACCTGTGATGTAACATATGATGTAGCTAATAAATTAGTCGATGACACATTTGGAACCGGTGAATATAATGCGCGGAAACCAAATGGAATTAATGTTTTATCATTTGTTTTATTTGCAACAGCATCTGTTACTTCAACTCGTATATATTTAGATAAATTTGGATAATCTCCATTTACTACAATGTTATTATTAGCATCTAACGTTTGAAAGCGGTCGCCAATTACGCGAGCAATATAACGAGGAGAATCTGGATCTAAATTTACATTCAAGAATTGTTCAACACGATCTGGAGTAGAATCAGTATCATTTGATGTATATGGCGAATTTGCAATACCTGGTATTACTGTATTAACTCTACGAACTTCTACTGTAAATGTTCCATATCCATTTGGATCAGAAACTTCTGATGATGTTCTTACATCTCGAATACCAACCTTTGTTTCATAATTAACTGAAGTACCATGAGATAAAGTATGAAAACGGAATAAGTTTTTAACAGCACTACCAATTTTTTGTGATGTAATCCATGGTGTATTCGCAGTTTGATAATCTTGACGTAAATCTAAACTAGATATAATACCTAACGTTGTTGTTACAGCACCTAAATTTGCAAATGAAGCAGTAGCTGCGCTATTTTCATATTGAACATATACTGGATAGTCTGTTGATTTAGGTGAATTGCCAAATACTTTTGTTAAGTATTTATTGCTTGAATTTACAATAGATGATGAAATTGCAGCGCCTTCTGCTTCTAAAAATGCACCCGTAAATCCAATTGCAGAATCTGATGCTGCTACATATGATCCTGAAATTTTTAATGCAAATGATCCAGACCCTGCATCAAGCAAAACTGAATCTTCAAATAATGCTGTTGTACCATCTGTTGTTACAGCTTGAGTTGGATGTAACACGTGTGTTATTTCAGAAACAGATGCTGATGTTGCAATGATTGCTAATGCGCCATTAGTTAATCGATATCCATCTTCATATAATAAACGTGTTACTGTAATTACATTTCCATTTCGCAAATAATCTTGTACAACAAATGGAACATATGAATCATCAGTGTATGATCCAAATATTTGTTCAAATTGTCCAAAAGATGTAATTTGCGTAGGAACTAATGCAGGTCCTTTTACTGTAGGTCCTACTACTGATGCACCAATTTGTGCAACGCCGCCGGCTAAAAACGATTGATCTACTTCGTTCGTAAATACGCCTGGCGAAACTATTCTTTCTGCCATTTAATACTCCTATGATTTTTTAATAATAAATATGGGTTTATTCTGTCAAACCAGAATCTGGAGTAAATGTTCCATCAGCTATATTGATTTGCCCATCACCATACCGTTCACGCATTTTGTCAAGTAATTCTTGTTCCTGTTTGCGAAGCGCTTCAAATTCCGTGTAAAATCGTTCTTGTTCCGAATTTAAATATTCTAAACGTCGATTAATTGCAATTTGTTCTAATGAAATACTACCCAATGCATTTGCGTTAGTTGCAAATGAGTTGCGAAGATTTTGCAATTCATCTAGATGTTCTTTGTCTAATTTTCTTGTCATTTTTTCCTTTATTTTGTTTTTAATGTATTTAAATTGTTTTGTATAGCTGTTTTATACATTTCTGGCATATCTTGTTGTTCTAATTCTTTGAATAAAGAAATAGATTCATCCCATAACCCAATCCACCAAGAACTAACAGCTTGTTCAAATCGTAAACCTAATATTCCTGGATATTCTATATCAGTTCGTGTAGCTGCAGGTTCCGTTGCATGTTCTTGTCCTAAAACTGACATGGTATATGATTCTTGCCAATCGCGGTTGCGTTCATATATTCTTGCAAGTAAAAAATATGCTTCTGGTCTTTTAGGTTTTAAAGAAACTGCACGCAATAAAATACCTTTAATTGTAAAGATACGATCGCCTTGGCGTTCAAAACACAAAGCCATACGTAATGATGCTTCATATTGTAAATTTACATCATACCCAAATTCGATGCTACGTAAATAGAATCCAGCAGCCGATGCTGTTTGTCCTTGCTGTTCATATGCATATCCTAGATTAAAATTAACTTCTTGGTTTCTATATCGTTGCAACCAATATTCTATTGTCATGATTTACTTTCTGGTGTTACTGCATTTTCACATCCTTGACATAATGCAAAACATTGCAATGGACGTGGAATTACATCTTCATAATCTTGTTCGTAGATGTTTCCTGTAATATGTTTTAAGCCATAATCCATACAACATAATGAAACATCACCATTTGGTAAAACTACATTGTGATATAAATCTTCAATGCATCCGCAAGTCATTGCTTTATCGCCATGATCCATGTGTTGAAATCTATCTTTGTATTTTTCTAATTCTGGTTTAATAATGGCTTCGCCTAACAAATTGCCGGCGCGAGACCAAAATGTTGGAATGTGGGTTTCTGGCCATAAATGTTTAACTGATTCATGCGGTTTTCCCATGCACATAACATAAAAGCCTTGAATATGATTTTCTAATTCTTTAAAACGTTCGAATACTTGAATTAATCTAGGAGTAATAGGATGTTTTGCAATTCGTTCTTGATCTGGAATATGCAAACAAAAACCTCCATTTGGTCCACTTACAAATTTAATATCTTTGATGCGTTCAACATCTTCGAGAGTCATTCCTACACCCGTGCTAAAAGCTGATATTGGATGTCCTTGTTGTGATGCATAAATCAACATGTCCGTACATCGTTTGTTTAGCCATGGCTCAGTAAATCCAGAAAATGTTACGCGTACTTCTTTTGGTAATTTATCAATAACATGTTTAAAGTTTTTAAAAGTCATTGTTTTATCTGACTTATAGACATTCAACAATGTTTTTTGCGGACAAAATGCACAATCAATTACACAACCTTTAGGTGGTATCGACGTTGTAAATTCTAAAGTTGGCCATTCTGTTAATCGCCAATATTCTTTTTTCTCCGCTTTACGATTATCAATGTAAAGAGCTATTTCATTATAATATTCAATAAAATGATCATTCCATAAATCCCATTTAATATCTACCCCATCCCAAGAATAAACATCGAATGTATGAAATTGTTTTAAATAAGTATCGCGAAACGTTCTAAATTTTTCTTTTAGTTCAGGCGTTGATAAATGCCATTCTCCTACAATATTCTTTTAAGAATGTATCAAATGTAATTGCATCAGCGGTTGCTGTTCTACCGTGAGTTTCAACAACATCTGAAAAATACAATCCTTTAAATTCAGTTTCGCCATCAACATTGTTTATACCTTTATTAATTAAAGTAACATTGTTATGATGACCAATATTTTTCTTCATTGTATCAAACAATGTAGGCTTTGGTTCAAAACAATAAACATGTTTAGGTTGTTTGTCTAATATTGAAAATGTAAATGGTCCTACTGATGCGCCGATGTCTAAAACAACGTCATCTTGTTCGACAGGAAATTTTTCTGTGTAATCTTCTCGTACAAAAATTTCTTCAGTAACCGTTTCTTGAAACCATGCATTTTCTGCAATTTCTCCCCAATCAAATGAAGCTTGTTGTTTTTCTCGTTCAATGAATGAATCAAAGAACGTTTGGGGCATTTTAAGGATATATGCTGCATTATCTTGAAAGCCGAATGATATTAATAAATCATCTCCGTGTTCTGTTAAGCCGCAGCAAAATTCAATCTCGCCACCCATAAAACTAAATGGTTGTGAAACGTGCTCAATATTCCAATCTGCATCCCAGATTACAAAACGATGAGTATATTTTCCATCTTTTTGATCAAGTTTATTTTTAAATAAATCAACTTCGTGGATAATGCAAATGCGTTTTCCTTTATAAGGAATAACTTGAGAACTACCACGCATATCTTGATGTTGACCAGTACCTGGTTTTAATATGCGTTGCCAACATTCTAAAGTCTCTGAATCTCCTTCTATTACCTCGGTTGGGTTAGTCCATTTAACCATGTGCCCGGGCATATCTTCTACAACCATCCAATTCTTTTCACAATATGATGTTTGATCATATGGATGTTTGATGCGACTTCTTTTGATTTCCGTAACAGAACCATCTTTAACTTCAAGTTCAGACATTTCCATACGTCCTTCACCATTAGTTGTAGTGTCTCTGCGAACTCCTACTAAATACAATTTATCATTCCAACGAGTTAATCGACCATCTTCTAATCCAACAAAGTCCCATAATGGAGTTTTATCAAAACGACTTGTGTCAATTTTTGTGTATGATTTTAATTGTAAGTCTGCGGTTAATTCACAAAACCAATTTGTAGTTCTAAGATGTTGATCTGCTTCTGGATGAAGATATGCTAACGGTCCCCACCGATTAATAAAAACTTGATTGTTTTCTGAATGATATAAGGTATAATTTACATGACGAAGATTCATGATTAATTTGCCATTATCATTGTAGATAGATGGATTCATTAATCCAGTACCGCCAGTAACATCATTGGGAAGTGTTATAGGATGTATTGATCCTCCGTTACGCGTAACAGTTTTAACAAAGTTTGAATTCATATAACTTATTATATGAAATATATTTCAATAATCCAAAATAATTATCTACCTAACATTGAGTTGTATGTTTGAAGAATTGTATTAAGTTCAATAACACTCTCGGAGCCTATAAAGTTTCCAATAAATGCAAATTGATAGTTTTTCGTAGCACCTCCAATTATAAAGACTGAATCGATATATAAAGGCCATTGACCGCCAAAGATTACCGGAGACTGCAGATTGCCTCCAGAAATAACAGACACGCGGTTTAAACCTGATTGTTGAGCTCTAAATAATCCAGATAATCCTACCGAGCCAGCTGAATCATTACTAGTATATTCGGTAGCGCCAGCGGTCCAATATACTTTATTTAATCCATTAACTTGGCGATTTGCTCCAAAATCCCATGCTCCATAGATACCTGTATCTAAACGTAGATCTCGAAAATCTTCTACATTATTCGTATTAGTATACATTCCATATGCAAACTGTACGTTATTGAATGAATTAGTGTACGGTCTAGTGCTTTGAGCAATACCATAATTTGCTTGTGACCCATTTCTATCATGTATCCAATTGCCACTAAAATTTAAATATTCAGATGGATTGCTTAAAGACCATTTATTTTGTTCTGCAGTTTCTCCTGCAAATGGATAATAGTCTAGATTTACGGCTGAACTACCTAGTTGAGATGTAGATGTTAGTATCGCTTTTTGTAAGTATTCTAAAGCAGCGATGCGCGTTGGGTCAGTAATGCCAGAATTAGCTAAGAATGTATTTAACTTACTGTCTGATACTCGTATTTCAACATATTCAGTAGTTGTTCCTACATCATCTGTTGCACTAACTTCTAAACGTATAGTTGTAAATAAAACAGTATTATCTGGCATGAAATACGGCTGCGTATCTATGATATCGCCTTTACTGTTTGTGAACGGGAATGGCCCTTGTGTTTGAATTAAACCGCCATCTGAATAAAACTTATATAGATATGAAATATTCCCAGTTCCGGTCCAAGTACCTCTTGTTATATTTGGAGCTGATACTCCAGAAATTAATTCACCTATTCCGAAACTAGGTGCAGCGGTTGCTGTTGGTCCTGCTGCTGGTGGTTCTTGAGGAATTAGGTCTTTTGTTTCAGAATTCCAATAAAAGTACAATAAGTTTCTTCCTGTATTGACTACATAATACCCAGTGTCTGCAAAATTTGTATCACTGCCGCAAAAATCTTCTGCATAAAAACGATTATCATTACCAGCTTCAATATTAAAAATATCTGGCGAATTTGCTGCAGCTATCAAACTAATCTCACTATATGTCGTCTCAAACCTATCGCATGTTGGACCTGCAGTTGGCCAACCTGGGATTCCGGATGTTGCTAAGCCGCCGATATTAATAACACTAGTAATATTTGTCCCAGCAATTTGAGAAATAGAACTTAATGGTATTCCTGATATATTTGCCATATTATAATGCTATCCATGTATTATCCGGGTCAAATCTTACAATTATTTTATCAGATGCATCATAAATGTTATGCCCAATTAATCTAACAAAACGACCTGAACCGGTTGGGGCAATTTCAGTTACATATCCAGTATTTGTTGTAGAAACATATAAAGGTCTTCCGGAAGGTGCCGTCCCGCCGAATTGGTCGTGGTATGTTGTTGAATAAATACCGTTTAATAAAACAGTAGTTACACCTTCAGCACCTGCACTTTCAACACATATACCTAATAACTTAGTTGCGGTTTGTGTATCTGCATCTGCAGGTTCCCAATTATTATTTGTAGTTAAATGTAAAAGTTGACCTGGGGTTACGGAACTTACTGCAGAAACATCAGCTTCGCCAATTATTAGTCCATTAAAATAAACTTGGTCGGTCCAGTTTTGTAAATCGGCATATCTATTAACTGAACTTACACCTTGTCTAATAACAGGGCCACCGCTGATTAGGTTTATATCGACGCCACCACCATAAAAAGTATTCCCAGATTGCCATCTTAAAGTTCCAGAGTTACCATTTATTTCAGTACTAGAAACTAGTGTCAATGTGCTTCCGTCAAATGTTAAATTTGATTCAGCAACAGCTGCACCAGCACCATCAGATGTTAACATTTCGTTATTAGATCCAGGAATAGATCCACCGCCACCGGAGATACCTTGAATACCTTGCGTACCAGTTGTACCTTGTGTTGCTGTTCCAACTGCTCCTTGCGTACCAGTTGTACCTTGTGCTCCCGTGGTTCCTTGCGTAGCAGTACCTACGGCACCTTGTGCTCCCGTGGTTCCTTGCGTAGCAGTACCCGTAGTACCTTGGGCACCAGTTGTTCCTTGTGTACCAGTTCCTCCAGTTGCACCCTGTGCACCTGTTCCTCCTGTATTTCCTTGCGCACCAGTAGCTCCTTGCGTACCTGTGCCTCCAACATTACCTTGTGTGCCTACGGCACCTTGCGTACCCGTTCCTCCCGTTCCTCCAGTTGCACCTTGTGTACCAGTTGTTCCTTGTGCTCCAGTGCCTCCAACATTACCTTGGGTGCCTACGGCACCTTGTGCTCCAGTGCCTCCAACATTACCTTGGGTGCCTACGGCACCTTGTGCTCCAGTGCCTCCAACATTACCTTGGGTGCCTACGGCACCTTGCGTACCTGTGCCTCCAACATTACCTTGTGTGCCTACGGCACCTTGCGTACCCGTTCCAGTTGTTCCTTGTGCTCCAACAACTCCCTGAGCACCTATCGCACCCTGTGTTCCTGTTGTACCTTGCGTACCATTCGTACCAGCAGTACCTTGCGAGCCTACTGCTCCTTGGGCACCGGTTGTACCCTGCGTACCATTAGTTCCAGCAGTACCCTGTGTTCCCGTACTACCAGCAGTACCCTGTGTTCCCGTACTACCAGCAGTACCTTGTGTACCTGTAGCACCTTGTAAACTTAATGCGGTATTATATGATAATGCTTTTGTTGAAGTATTAAATACAACAACATTTGTATCTGAAGTAGACCCTAATGATACTGCTTTAATTGATCCACTTAATTGCAGTGTATTATTTGATCCAGAAATTACAATTGCTTCTGCACCAAATTTACCTAGTTTAACTGTATTATCAGCAAATGCTTCAATAACCGGTAATCCTGCAACGGTATTGACACTAAACAATGAATCAGACAAATCATCAGACACGGAAAACAGTGTACCGTTATTTCCATTAACAGTGAATATGTCTGTTCTACCGGTTGATCCAGATCCAAACAACGTTAGTGATCCCGATGCTTCTTGTATCAAAGTTTGTTTGAAGTTTGCTGAGCTTGTGAAGCTCATTATACTGGATCCAGGTGTTATTATAATATCTGCCATGTTTTATCTTTATTCTCTGTTGGGCATTGGTTGTGTCCACTCAGGTGTTGCTAATAACTCTAATATTTCTTGATGGTTGTATTCCGTATATTCTTCAGAATAAATTGCAGGTCTTCCGTAAACGCCGGCAGTTACTGTGTAGCTAGATTCTTCTCTAGTCTCTGGATTTGGTACTGTTACTACGTAGTCTTCTGGCACTATGTTGATTTCATATTTAATGAATGTTTTAGTACCATCAACTGATGTGCGAAGTTGTCCCAGGCCTGATTCTAATACTTGTGTAAAATCTACTGATCCCGTCAATGTTGTCGGAATTACTAACCATCTTCTATTTTCAAATGTACTCATATAATATAAATATTAGGATAGGTTAAAACGTGTTTTATATTTATTGTAGTTTTGAGTTATTTCGCTTGCTGTGAGAACGCGGTTATATACTTTTACTACTGCTATCTCTCCATTATAAAAATAACCGTTAGAGTTGTAGGATCCAATATATTGATTACCCTGGTTTGTATTTAATGTAACATTTAAACCATTACTATTCATTAAAGTACTATTTAGGTATACTCTTTTATCACCGGCTGTATACGTACCTACTACATGATTCCAAGCATTAGCTGTCATATTACTTGATCCAAAGTACATTGAGTCATAAGTACCTCCGTAGGCTGTTCTCCATACTATATTACTTCCTTCCATAAAGAGGCTGTACTGTGTATTAACTGCTCCTTTTTCGAACCAAAATCCATTTTGAGAGGTTGAATATGGCTTAACGATAACTTCAACAGTTACTGTTTGTATATCAAATACATTTGACGAAGGTATATTAATATAATCATTCGTACCATCAAATACCATTTGAGCATTTGAATCAAAAGATACATTAGATAAATCAATAGTTGAATTACCTATTAATGGTAGTAAAGAACCAGATACACTACGTGACGTTTGTGTAAATGGAGTTTTATGTGGTAAAAATTCTACCTGAGGGTTTTTATATAAAATATAACCCGTATTACCAAATCTAGGTCCACATCCCCCAGGATATAGAAACATCGCCTGAGTACCGGAACCTCCGGTTGGGCCTAGTGTTAAAGTTACAGTCTGCCAAACTCCAGTTAACGAATTTGGGGCACTAACTCCGCCCCCCAATGCTGAACCTCCGTAATTTTCAAAATTAGCTAAATAAGAATTTTCAATAGTGGTTCCAGGGCTTACATAATAATCAAAAGAAAACGTAGCATATTTACCTGAAGGTATAGTAACTGTATTGCCATGGTAATGGCAACCATTACTGCCTAAGTTATATTTATAAACTACATCATTTGGTTGTATTGTATACCCCCCAAAAGTTTGACCATATCCTAAACGAATAAATCCAGTAGTTCCTTGGATATCAAAATTTACAGCATTGTCAGCTGCACTACCTTGTCCAGTAGTTCCATAATGTTTAAATACATTTGTAGTAGGTTCACCCAAATATGAATTATAGGTGTCTCCAACATCATACATAAACACCGAACCCGATGTTACTACTTTTCCAAATCCATTCGCTACTGCCATATCCTAACTTAAATTGAAACGTGTTTTATATTGATTGTAGTTTTGTTGCACTTCTAATGCTGTTAATGCTTTATTATATAATTTGTGTATTGAGATATTACCATAATAAGGAGATCCTCCCAAATCTTGTCCTATGTTATATCTATGTCCACCAGATGGTGTAATTGTATTGCTGTGTGATATAGTTATCGTTTGTATTAGATTACCGTTAACATAGTGTGAAGCTTGGTTTGCACTTCGATTCACAGTCACTACAATGTGGTAGTTTGTGTTTGGTTGATAAGCACCATAGGTACCAAAAGTCTGCCATTGTTGAGAGCTATTGTGGTTTAAAGCTAGTACCGTATTGGCACCAGACATATTAACATATAAAAACATACCAACCAAACTATCACCTCTAGCTTCTACTAACATTCCATTACTTGCACCAGCAGCTGCTTTATTGAAAACAAACTCTAAACTAAAATTTGATGTGCCTAAACTATAATTGGATGGATTAGATACGGTTAAGTAATCATTTGTACCATCAAACTCTATTCCGCCTCTAGCTTTAATAGGTAGTCCGAAGTTCATATGTGCTACTTGTGAAGAATTTGTTGTATAATTTTCATATACCCATCCAAAAGCATTACCTGGTTGCAGTCCCGGCTTTCCTATTAAAATCCATTCGGGTGCAGCTACATAGTCGCTATCTAAAGCAGTTCCCGTAGGCATTCCTAAATCATATAGTATAGTTCGTAAATCTGAAGTATATCTATCTGCTCTATGTGAGCCCATTATAATATACGTACAATTAGGGAATGTTGCTTTTATTGTATTATAATCAGAAATAAACAAACCTATTTCATATAAATATCCAGTTTCAGCTCCTGAGTAATTATCATAACAATGTCCTCCTAATCTTGCTCCTCTAAAATATGTTGTAGCTTCATTATCAATCCAAGAATTAGTATCATTATTATACACCCATAAATGTAATGCTCTTGAAGCATCATATAATTTCCCTCCAGATCTTACGTCATATCCAGGCGTTATTCCTTGCCTATAAGCAGCATCTCCTCCATATGAACCTTCTGGATAGTCTATTGCTATTGCAGTAAAATAATTTCTAGCAGATAAAGTCATTCCATTTACAAAAGGATATATAACACCATTTAATAGATTTTTAACACCTTGATTACTTCCATTGAAACCACCACAACCTAATGGAGTGATTCCATTAGAAGTATCATGAGTATCAATAGCAAATACTAAATTACTCTCTGATGTGATATTTGGTCCTGCGTGTGTTGGCATATTATAATCCGAATCTTGATTTTTGTGTTAAATAATTTTGTTCACTTTCTTTTGCTGTTATGGTTCTATTATATACCATTATTTTAGAAACAGTTCCTATTAAATTCCAATCTCCACCATATAAAAACCAATTAAGTTGATTCCAAGTACTAAAATTTACATTTTTAGCTTCCCACATATGATAATTACCATTTCTAGCACTTATATTTGGATCTGTTACAACGTTTAAATCTACATAATTTATCGGAGATCCTGAATTTTCACTATAGTATCCACTACCTGGGTATGCAGCGGAAATGTAATAGGCTCCACTGTTTCCTTTAACCCAAAGTTCTTGAACATCTGTTGTTTTATAAAATATAACAACTGTACATAAAGCATTATTAGTTACCATATTAGCATAAGTAAATCCTTGTGTACCATTTAATACAAACGCTGTACCGTTATGTGTAGGAGAATTTACAATCGTATGATGATACCCATTACCACTTATGTCATACCACGTAGTACCAGTTCCCGGATAAGAATTTTTATCAGCAGCATCTAAAGATAACACTAACCCATTAGTAACTAAAGCAGGACCATAATTCAATGCCATCGTTTACTCCTTATCAAATTCTGTAACTAGTTTATCCACATCTTTACGTTCTGCAAACACGGTATAGAAACAATTTACAACGTCGTTACTTGCAACGGTGATATAGGTATCAGTTATTTCTTCCACCCATAAGTCCTGAGCTTTGCCCACCGCAGTTAAGTTTACTGTAATTGAATCTTCATGCACTAATGCATACCAATAATCTGGTAATTCTATGCGTGTTGTGCCTTGCAATCTACCACGAACGTATACTGAGTGTTCTGGGCCTTCTAATACACCATATTGTAATTTTTTACCTGCTTTAGTTGGGTGATCAATAATAAATGACTTAACCGTACCTCGAATAGTTCCATTTACATTCAATGTAGATCCATCGAAGGTCATATTAGCTTCACCATTAAATGGAGTTGCACCGCCGGTTGCAGTAACTACATAATTATTTACGTTATTTGTTATTGAAGTAGTAGCATTTGTACCTTGCGTACCTTGTGTACCAACGGTACCTTGCGTTCCAAGAATACCTTGGATTCCTTGTGCTCCTGTAGCACCCGTAGTCCCCTGAGTACCTACAGTACCTTGTATACCGGTCGTACCCTGAGTACCAACCGTACCTTGTGCTCCCGTGCTACCAGTTGCACCTTGTGCTCCGATGACGCCCTGAGCTCCCGTAACGCCCTGCGTTCCAAAAATACCTTGGATTCCCTGAGCACCCGTTGCACCTTGCGTTCCCGTAACACCTTGGATTCCTTGCGTTCCTGTCGTACCTTGAGTACCAACCGTACCTTGACTACCAGCCACCCCCTGAGCTCCGGTGGCGCCTTGCGAGCCTACGGCTCCTTGCGTACCAACGTTGCCTTGTGCTCCTACCGTACCTTGCGTACCAAGAACACCTTGGATTCCTTGTGCACCGGTGGTGCCCTGCGTACCCGTAACGCCCTGAATGCCTTGCGAACCAGTTAGCCCCTGAACGCCTTGGACTCCTTGTGCTCCTGTAGCGCCTTGCGTACCTGTAATGCCTTGCGAGCCTACGGCTCCTTGTGTTCCCGTCGTACCTTGCGTACCAAGAACACCTTGGATTCCTTGTGCACCCGTCGTGCCTTGTGAACCAGTTGCACCTACCGTACCTTGTGCTCCAGTAACGCCTTGCGTTCCCAATGTTCC